CGTCCACATGGCGCGGCATTATCAGCCTGCTCACGGTCTTTGGAGTTCGTATTGCGCCCGACCAAGCAGACGCTATCCTCACCGCCGGTGTGAGCGTGTACTCCGCCATTAACATCTTCAGAAAGGAAAAGCCGTAAATGGACAAGATGGTCGATGCCATTATTTCACAGGGGCCGCTTGCAGCGGCCATGGGTATCGCCATCTGGTGGCTGGCCAGCAAGATAAAGGACTGCGAGATTGACCGATCGAAGCTGTGGGAAAAGGTTTCGGAGCTGGCGGAACGCGTTGGAGGCGAGCGGCACTGACATGAAACTCTCTGACGCAGGGCTAAAACTCATCCTCGACTTTGAGGTGGGCGGCGGTGAGGAGTACTACCGCAAGTTCCTTCAGAGTCCGACATGGCCTGGGGAGCAAAGCGGAGTGACCATCGGTATTGGCTACGACTTGGGCTACACGACGCCGCAACAGTTCCAAGAGGCGTGGGAGGAACTTCTCCCCGAATCTGACTACCTTGCGCTCACCGCCGCCCTAGGAGTCAAAGCCAAGGCTGCCCGCGAGCTTCTGCACGCTTCTCCAGCCATGCGAAGCATTGTGATCTTGTGGACGAAAGCCGTTGAGGTCTTCCAGAACAACACGGTGCCGAAGTTCTACCTCCAGATGCTGCGCATCTACCCGCAAGCCGAAGACTTACCGGATGAAGCGCGGGACGCACTTATCTCGCTGGTGTTTAACCGCGGGACGGCGCTATCAGGAGATAGGCGCTCCGAAATGCTTGGAATCCAGAACGCTATGCGTGATAGGCGCTTCTACGACGTACCTGCGCTTATCCGGTCGATGAAGCGGTTGTGGCCTGAAACCAAGGGGTTACAACGTCGGCGTGATGCAGAAGCCGAGTTGTTCGAGAAGGCACTTGAGCCTAAGCGTAAGCGATGAATTCAAGACCTTTGCCTTTAATGGTTGGAAGCATCCCGTTTTCATCGTAAATCCCTGCGCCCTTGGGGATAATCGTGTCCGGCGGCATGGCGCTTCCCATGGTCGCAATCGGGCCTGATTCTGAGTAAACCTTCGGGGCGAGGACAAGCAGCCCCGCTTGAATGCCGTGAACGCCAGTGAAACGCTGAACGAGAATGTCGGAAGAGACAGGTTCCATGCGCTCAAGACGTTGCAAGGAAGCAGCTTGCGACAAAAGGAAAAAAGATGTTGCGATACGCAAAAAATGCGTACATCTTCATCCCCGCCATGAGCTACCAAATCGATGCGAGGCACATGGTCTTCCGGTTCGGGGGAAAGAACCTGCTCTGGAAGAAGTTGGTGTTGGCGGGTGTACTTGTGCAGCCGCGAACAATATCAACATGGATTCGCAGACGGAAAATCCCGCTGGAGAAGTTTGCGGCGCTTGTGGCGCTTGCACACCGCGAAGGCTGGGTGCTTCGACTCGAAGACGTGTGCCATAAACTGAAACGTGAACTAGAAAATGAACCTGAAAAAAATGCGGGAGGAGATAGCCAAACGGCTCACAAAAATCTCCGCCCTTGAAGAAGAAATCCAAACGCTGGAGCAGGCCGTCATGCAAGAGCATGGGGCGAACCTCCAGAACCTGCTAGCAGAGTCGGGCCGTGGATACGGCTCACTCACAACGGAAGTGGACGGCGTAAAGCTGACGTACGAAGTCAAGGCGACCTACCTGTGGGATCAGGGCAAGTTGCAGGCTCTGTACGAGTCGCTGCCACTTGCTGACGCACGGGAACTTGTCACCACCAAGATGTCGGTGTCGTCCAAGACCATCGAGCGCATCGGCAACGAAGACGTGCTGCGGCGCGTTATGGAGGCGCGTACCACCAAGTTCAGCGAACCCCGTATCACCTTCATCAAATGAGCCTGCGCATCATTAAGGCAGACGAGCGCCTCAAGCGCACCTCGGACTGCATTAAGGCGGTTGTGTTCGGCCCTGCCGGTGTTGGTAAGACCTACCAAGCACGCACGCTGGACGCGAAAAGCACCCTGTTCGTTGACCTCGAGGCCGGTACGCTGGCGCTGGGCAAAGACTGGAAGGGCGACTGCCTCGACATTCGCGGTACGTCAAACGAGATGGGCGCTCACCCGTGGGAGCTGGCCAAGGCCATCGCCCTGTGGTTGGGTGGGCCGGACCCTGCTGACGCCAACGGTTCATACTCCAAGTCGGCGTACGAGTCGGTTGTGAAGGCGTTCGGGCCGGCGTCCGGACATGAGCAGTACGAGACGCTCTTCGTTGACTCCATCACCGTCGCATCGAGGATGTGCTTTGCGTGGTGCCAGACACAACCGGACGCGTTCAGCGAGAAGACCGGTAAACCCGACATCCGCGGAGCCTACGGGCTCCTTGGGCGCGAGATGATTCGTTGGGTGACCCAGCTCCAGCACTGCCACAAGAACGTGGTGCTGGTGGGGATTCTGGAGCAGCAGGAGGATGAGCTAAAGAGGAAGTACTGGGACGTTCAAATCGAGGGCTCGAAGACGGGCCGCGAGTTGCCTGGTATCTTTGACCTCGTTCTGACGCTTCAGAACTTCGAGGCAGAGGACAAGTCGCAATACCGCGCCTTCGTCTGCCACCAACAAAACCCGTGGGGCTACCCCGCAAAAGACCGCTCCGGTACGCTGGAGCTTCAAGAACCCGCTGACCTTGGGAAGGTGCTCGCCAAGATCCGCGCAGGTAAACGCATCGACACCGCAAAACACTAAAAACACTAAAAACAAAAATCAAAAGTCATGTTCAATTCACAGTCAACAAACGTTGGGTCAACAGAGATACTCATTCCCAAGGGGACAGTGGGTAAAGCCATCCTTGTGGTGAAGGAGCGCAAGAGCAGCCAGTCAACCGGTGGCGACTACCTCTCCATCGAGCTCGCCATCCAAGGGGGTCAGTACAACAACCGGCGCGTGTTCGGGATGGTTTGCAATCCCTTCGATGAGAACAACAGCGAGGCGTGGCGCCAGATGGGCATCGGAGCCATCACTCGCATTCTTGAGAGCAAGGGCGTCTTCAACTACGAAGACCCTGCCTCGTACGAGCAGTTCAACAGCGGTGATTTCAACCAAATCATCGAGGCGCTCAACGGCGCTGAGGTGGTCATCAAGGTCGGAATCGACAAGGGTAAAGACGGTCGCGCAGACCGTAACTCCATCAGCGACTGGGGTTCACCCAACCCGAGCAGCAACGGGCACAAGCTCTGGAATCAAGCGCATGAGAGTGCGCCTGAGGCGAAAGCACCGGTGCCAGCAGCAAAGACCGCCGCGCCTACGGCGACGGTTGGCAAGAAACCTGCTTGGCTGAAGTAGCACAGTTTGTTTGAGGTTGGGGGGGGCGGGGCAATAATGGTTGTCTCGCACCCCTTTTTTGAGGTAGAACCAGCGGCATTCTCAAGCCGCATGGTGTGCAGGGAGATCCTGCAACGACGCTTTTTCATTTTTGCGTCAGTGAAACAAAGGCACTTACATGATTTTACGACCAAGACAGGCGCAGTTCGTTGACGCCTGTATCGACGCACTGGGCAAGTGCGGCAACACACTAGGAATCGCGCCAACTGGCGCAGGTAAGACGGTCATGGGCAGCGCGATTCTTGCGCCGTTCGTGAAGAAAGCACCGGTACTCGTCATCCAGCACCGCGACGAGCTTGTCACCCAGAACAAAGAGACCTTCAAGCGGTACAACCCGTCGGCCAAGGTTGACGTGTTCAACGCCGAGCGAAAGGCGTGGTCCAGCGGGGCGACCTTCGGGATGGTGCAGACGCTGTGTAGGCCGCTCAACTTGGCAACGATGCCCAGCGGGATGTCGGCGCTCTTCTGTGATGAGTGCCACCACATAGCGGCTGACAGCTACATGAGGATTGTGGAAGCGTTCCGCGAGAAGTCTCCGAAAGGTGTCATCCTTGGACTCACCGCAACTCCGGAGCGCGGGGACAAGCAGGCGCTCACGGCGGTGTTCAACAACGTGGCCGACAAAATCACCGTGGGCGAGCTCATCGCAGCGGGGAACTTGGTTCAGCCGCGCGCGTTCCGGATGGACATCGGGCTCAACGACCAGCTCCAGAACGTGCAGAAGACCGGCGCGGAGTTCGACATGGGCGAAGTCGAGGCCATCATGGACAAGAGGGCCGTTCACTCGGAGATTCTGCGGCACTGGCGCGAGAAGGCATCCGACCGGTCCACCGTGGTGTTCTGCTCGACCATCCAACACGCGCAACACTTGGCTGGGGCATTCCGTGAGGAGGGGATTACCGCCGAGGCCGTCCATTCCGAGATGTCGGACGACGACAACGCCACCATCCTGCGCCGGTTCGACCAAGGGAAAATAAAGGTGCTGCTCAACGTGATGAAGCTGACGGAGGGCTGGGACTGCCAACGTGTGGGGTGCGTTGTTCTGGTGCGCCCGTGTAGCCAGAAGAGCACCATGATCCAGATGATTGGGCGAGGGCTTAGGCCGTGCATCGACGCGAAGCGATACCCTGGCGTGATTAAGAGCGATTGCATCGTGCTGGACTTCGGCGCCTCGCTACTCACGCACGGTGACATCGACGCTGGAGACCGATTGTTCGTGCGACAGAGCGAGACGGGCGAGGCGCCCATGAAGAAATGCCCCGAGTGCGGCATTCAGGTGCCGGCAGCGGTCGGGAGTTGCCCCGTGTGCGGGTACGTCTTCCCCGTGCGGGTCAACGGCGTTGAGACCATCGAGTCCTTCGAGATGTCGGAGATGCAAATCATCGAGATGTCGCCGTTCCGGTGGGAGTCGATGTACAGCGATGCGGTGCGCATGGCAAACGCGCTAACGGCGTGGGGCGCGGTCATCAAGCTGGGGGAGGTGTACAACGCGATTGGCGGCGTCACCGGTGGAGTGGTCACCATCATAACCCGCACCAACTCCAAGGAGCTCGCGCTGGCTCAAGCGGACGACTTCTTGCGGCGAAACGGGGATAGAGCGAACTCGCGCAAAACGCGGTCATGGATTAAGTTGCCACCTACCGACTCGCAGCGTCAGCACATGGCGGATGTACCCATGTTCGGGATGTCACGCTACCGCGCAAGCTGCGTGCTGACATGGAAGTTCAACGAGGCACGCATAAAAAAAGCAATTCTTGGCTAAAGGACTATGGAAACCCAACCGAAAGAGACAGTATGTACTCAAAACTGTGGCGCGAAATCATCCAACCCGTCCTCGACCAGCGCCGTCGATCCGCAGCACTACAAGCAGCACCCAAGTGGTGTAGAGTGTATCGAAATTGCAGAAAACATGGTTTTTCCTTTGGGGAATGCCGTGAAGTACGTTTTCAGGAATCAAATAAAGCACGAAAATCCAACACTTGATTTAAAGAAGGCTTTGTGGTACATCTCCAGATATGTGGAAACTTTATCCATCAAAGCCGGAATACGAGGTATCAATTTTTGGTCAGATAAGACGCGTTTCGAATGGAAGAATAAGAAATCCAGTGAAGATAAAGAGTGGATACATGACGTGTATGTTCTCATCTCCGAGGCAATTACTGTATGTGCATCGAATGGTACTGGAGACATTCGTAGGGCCATGTCCGAGTGGATGCAATGCATCGCATTTGAACGGAAATCGAGAAGACAACCGGTTGGAGAATCTGAAGTGGGAAACTCATCTGGAGAACTGTCGCAGGAAATGGGTTCACGGAACATCTTATCATGGGCGACAAAATCCGATGGCAAAACTTTCGGATGCTCAAGTTCAAGAGATCAGAAATCTTGCAATGAATGGGGTATCCCAAACGAAATTAGCGAAATTATTCTCCGTATCCAGAGCAACAATATACAGAATCTTAAGTATGATATCGTGGCAATATCAAAATATTTAATGATTGAAAAGCCATGCAGTAAGTCACTTGCAATTCTTTATTTATGGAGAGCTCACAAAAGCGAAATTGAAGCTGATAAAATCAAAGAACTAAACAATGCTGCATGGCATATTCAATGCGAAATTTCAACTGCAACAACAACAACAAAATGAAAAACAGACTAGAACAAGAAGCCACTGAGCTTCTGGCACTGACGGAGACGCTGCTTCAGTCGCACCCGAACCGGCGTGCGTTTGAGGCAACATTCAAACGCATCGAGGCAGAAATCATGCGCATCAGAAAGGAGTCCAAATGAGCGGACTTCCAAGTTGGTACGATGGTTGGTTGCAAGATGCGCCAGAGCCGGCCGAGAAGGAGTGCGAGTGCGGTGCGCTCATGGATTGGGTGGACGACCATGA